ATGATTCAGCTTGGCTCGCACCGCTGCACCGCTGGCTTACGCCAGCGCATGCTGTTCGAGCCGATTTCGGAAGAGGAAGTGCTTGGGCAGACCTAGCTGAGATCTTTTCTCGCTGGCGAGAGCCTACCCTGGACTATCTGCTGGCGGATCATTCTTGTTTCCATCTGGCGAGTTGCCGAGATCCGAGATCTGCCCTCGGTCGTTCGACACGGCGGGCTTACGCCGCTGTGCTTGGCGGACCGATCCCAGCCGGTGAACGAAAGTAAGGCTCGTAACCCAACGGGTGACGGAGGCCGCTCTCCTCCATGGAGAGACTGTCCGGAGCTTATGACCAGCGGTCACTTTGCTCATGCGTAAAATCCACCGAACCCCAGCGCCGGTCGGATTGGGCCCTCCTCATGGGCTCTGCCGGCATTCGCCAGACCTCGCGCCGGCCGCGGACTTAATCTACTCAAAAGGAGGCTGGGAAATGAAGCCCCAACTTATCACGCTCGTCGGCAACGATGCGGTGTCTATCAAGGACTACACGGATGTCCTCGCGCAAGTCGTTGGCACGCCCATGATCGCGTACGTGCCGCAGTGCTCGCTAGATGGCGTGAACTTCGTGCCGTGCAATGCTTATGACAAGGATGGAGCGGTCGTTACCTCGATCAGCGCGGCAGGCATCTATACCCTAGATTTCACTGGCTGGGTCCGGATGGCCGCCGGCTCGGGCTCGACAATCACTCTGCGCCTGGGGGCTTGAAAGAATGAAGGATCCTCTTGCGCGCATCTTGGCGCGAAACATCCTGTCACAGGTTGATGGCTCGGCGGCTGCCGCGTCATCTGCCGCCGCCGCGGAGGCACGGGATGAGGCCGTTGCGGCGGGCGCCGCAGCGGTCGCCGGCTTAGCGGCGGCGCTGGCTGCAGAGGATATTGGCAGCGGGCCGGTTGGCTACCTCAAGTCGCTCGACCCCGCGACGCATCCGACCGTCTACCGCACCGACAGAGGCTTTGAGGGCTGGTATTCCTGGGACCCCAACTATAGCTGGCAGCGCGTTCATGCCGATCCGGCTGGGGACCGCGCGTTCACGGGCGTTGCGCAGCCCAACAATGGCGCCTGGGTTCGGTCTGTCCTCAGCGCCAAAGAGCGCGATGCGATCAACGCAGCCTATCGGCGCGTTTATGAGCAGTGGCCCACTGACACCGCTGAGACCCCGTTCGACCGAGCCCCGATTCTTGGTCGCCAGATCAATTTCAACAGCTCGAGCGAGAACCTTGCCGACCCGCACTATGCCAAGGACGTAATCCTTCAGGCTGAGACGACCTATCACGAGGGCATCAAGCTCCAGCGCATGACTGAGATGCGGTTCACAGGCGGTATTCGGGATCTTCGGAACGCCGATTACCCGCTGGAACCTGGCAAGCTATATATTGCTTCTGCTTACGCGATGGCGCCGCGCCCTGTCGTGGACCATTACGGGTTGTCCGAGCCGAACACGTTCATGTGGATGCAGCCGGTCCCTACGAGCTCGTCCTTCGGCCACGGCGCGAAGTTGTTGTTCCAGACGCCTCGTAGGGTCTGGACCGTGATAAGGGGTGGTGCTGCGCCCAACACTACCATGGTTGTCATGAATCCGCGGCTGCCCTGGTCTGAACAGGGGGAAGGTCCCGCCCAGCTAAGGTGGCTGTTCGGCGGGTTCGGGCATGGCAGCAATATCTCAGTCCCTGAGATCTGGATGGGCGGGATGCAGCTTGAGCTGGCTCCCAATCAGGACGAGAAGGTTGGGATCGTCACGCTCGGAACGTCGATCGACACCTCGGGCGCAGGGAGCGGCGACGGGACGGGCCACTGGACGCAAGGGCGCGGATGGTCGCGCTGGCTGGAAGGGCTGCTCTGCGCGCCGATCTTCCCGGCAAGCATCGGCGGGCAAACTTCCTCTCAGATCGACGCCAGGTTCGATGATGACGTTGCACCCTTACGGGAGCACGCCAAGTACCTCGTTCTATGCGCCAACGTGAACGACTTCTCGAGCGGGTTTGATAGCGCAACCTATCGAGCGAACTGGGCGAGCATCTACGCCAAGGCATTGGCTGCGGGTTGGCAAGCCGACGAGATTGTCTGGATGACTATCCAGCCCCGCTCCGTGTTCGACTACGCTGCCGGTGCTGCTCATATGGAGGCCGAAAACGCCTACATCAAGGCGACCTATCGGAACGTCATCGATCGCGGCGAAGCCATGCGGGACGCCATAGACCAGGGCCTGCTGCCTTTGGACTATGAGGAGGACGGCATCCATCAGCGTGGCGCCGCAAGCCGCGCGTTGGCGTTTATGATCTACAACAAGTACCGGCACTTCTTTCGCTTCCAGAACATGCCACGGCCTTATCAGCGGACAGTCAATCCCGACGCTAAAGCTCAATCGTTTGGCGAGCCCTTGTACGATACCCTGAAGGGGGCATTTCGGGTAAACGCCGGAGGGGCCAACCTCACGCTCTACAGAGATAACGATTACGCTTCTGCGCCCGTAGTCGTCTTCGATGGGACGGCGGGGACAGCCAACAGAGCGTGGCAGTTCCCTGGCCCGAAGTATCAACGTCCGCTGGAGCGGGTGAATACCGAGATCCTCCGACAGACCTTCGTCAACCTGACATCCGATAACCTCCCGCTGAACATCCAGTACTATCAGCGGAATGAGGCGGATACCCTGGCCACCCTGGGGTCCGGGTTCGTGGTGCCTCCCGGAGCAGCGAGGACGCTGTGCACCGATGGCACTACGGTGTGGACAGAAAATCCAGAGATTGCGGCTTCCACCGGATGGAGCGCTGACACGGGCACCGCCCGCAAGGCAGCGAATGCCACTTATGCTGCGGGTGCGCAGCTGACCTTTGGGGCGACGTATGCGCAGGCCGATATGAGCGCCCTGGCCGCGCGGCTCTCGGCCATCGAGGCCGCGCTTCAGAGTGCAACCCAGACCAGCAAGGCACTTAAGGACGCGCTGCTGGCGGCCAAGGTTCTTACGGCCTGACCCCAAAGATGTCGGGAGGCTGAGGCGCGCCTACGCCTCGAACTCCGAGCGTATGACGTTCATCGACAGAACAAAATGCCGCAAGGAGGGGTGTTGGATGGCAGAGCAAATCAAATCCCCGCCCGCTGCCCGTGAGACCTGGCTCCCCATGCTGGTGGAGCAGATCAACCGCGCTTTGAGGGGCGTCAGCCTCACCAACCTTCCGGCCTACGACGACGACGCCGCCGCCGGGGCCGGTGGGCTGACAACAGGTCAATTCTACAAGACTCCTGCCGGCGCAGTGATGGTCAAGCTCTAGGGGACAGCGATGCCTTCCAGCTATACTCCGCGCAATCGCCTGGAACAGCAGGCGCCGGGCGAGAACAACAATACATGGGGCGCCCGTTTGAACGACAACATGATCGGGATGGTCGATGAGGCGCTGGACGGGTGGGCGACGTTTGCGCTGTCGGGCACAAAGGAACTCAGCGCGGCCGACGGCGACCCCGACGAAGCGCGCAAGCGGGTGATCCACATCACCGGGGGCACGGGTGGGACTGTGATCCTGCCGGCAGTGGAAAAGGCGTACCTGGTCAAGAACGACGCCACGGGCACTGTGACCTTCACTCTCGGGAGCGGCGTTACCGTGGCTGTGCTTACGGGTATCACGCAATGGATCTTCACCAACGGCACTAATGTGTTCGCCGTTGCGGCCTACGATCCACCCACCAACTACACCGCGGCGCAGGTGAATACGCTTCTGGCGGCCAAGGCCAGCCTCGCCGGAGGCAACCAGTTCACTGGGCGCCAGCGCGTTGCAATCGTCACCCTGACAGATGCCGCGACGGTCACACCCAACTTGGCGGACGGAAACGCCTTCATCCTGACGATGACGGCGAACCGGGCACTGGCCAACCCGACCGGCATGGCCGATGCAGTGGGGCAGGAAGTCCTGATTGTATTCCGGGGCGCTTTCCAGCCCACATTCGGCACCTATTACAAATTCCCGCGGGGACTGGATCCGACCTTCACAGGCGCGCTCAACGCGATCGGTGGCACGGTTATCTCCGCAACCGAAATCCTGATGCATGGCGCGGTGGGCTACGCCTGATGTTCGGTGTGAGTCCCTTGATGGCCGAAAGCACGCTACCGCTGACGGCGGCAGTTAGCCCCATGAGTGTGAGCCACTCCGCGGCCGGCAGCAATCAGGCGACGACAAATGCCACCTGTACTGCTGCAGGCGGTTTTCCAAGCTACACTTTTTCTTGGTCGAGGATTTCGGGTAGCACGGCAATTTCAGCGACTGCCCCGAGCGCAGCAACGACAGCGTTCAGCACTAGTGGACTTGCGATCGATCAGACAAGAACTGCAGTCTTCGTCTGCACAGTTACAGACGCTGCCGGACAGGTGGTCCAAAGTTCCAATGTATCAGTCTCCCTTCATAGGCTGGGCTTTACTGCAACAGCGCAGCCTGAGGAGCAGTCGGTTAACACCGGCACCGCTTCCACTGGTCGCAGTGGTGATGTCACCTGCACATTCGTCAATGGCCCCGGCGCTCCCTACTTCTATCAGTGGGCCCAGATTGTCGGCGACACTATGGGCATCACCGATCTAAACTCACCTACTACAGATTTCACCGTCAGCGGCCTGGCCGCTGGGCAAACCAAGACTGCCATCTTTGTGTGCGAAGTTATCTCTGATGGGGGCAATGCGACTTCGAACCCCGTCACCGTGTCCTTCAAGAGGAACCCATGAGGATCCCGCTCGACATCTTGCCGGGCATTGCTTCGGACGACACGACCTATGCGGCGCCTTGGCGCTATGCAGACGGCTCCAACGTCCGATTCACGCCCAAGCCAGAAACCATCGGTGGTTGGGTGGATGCGTTCAGCGGAGACATTCTCTCCGGGGTTTGTCGCAATGCCATCGCGTGGAGCACCGGCACCGGCACCACATTGATCGCGTTCGGAACGCACACGCACCTGATGACGCTCTCGAGTGGTGAGTTGGGCGACATCACGCCGGTCGGCCTAACCCCTGGCTCGGCTGACAGTACGGGCGGAGCGGCAGGCTATGGGACCGGGGCCTATGGTGAAGGCACATATGGCAGCCCGGCTTCAGTCTACTTCGCGCGCACATGGAGCCTGGACACCTTCGGCAGTTGGCTGATCGCCAACCCGCGCGGCGGCACAATCTACTCGTGGGATGGCGCTGGCCTAGCTGAGGCAGTCACCAACGCCCCGGTCAATGTCACTTGCTCTCTCGTGACCCCAGAGCGGCAGGTGCTCGCCTTGGGCTGCAACGAGGAACTGTCCGGCGATTACAACCCGATGTGTATTCGCGGTTCGGACATTGAGGGCATCACGACTTGGGCCACCGCTCCCGACAACAACGCCTTCGAGCATATCCTTGACGGTGGCGGGCGAATCGTTCGAGCTCTCATGCTGGGTTCGCAGGTAGCAGTCTGGACCGATACCGCAGTTCATCTGGGCACGTTCGTCGGCACTGCAGGGCAGGCTTACCGCTTCGACCTGATTGCGAGCGGTTGCGGGCTCGCCGGACCCAACGCCGTGGTGGTGGTCAACCAGACCGCCTATTGGATTACCCCCGACTTCCAGATCTATGCCTGGCAGATCGGCGCACCTCCCACGCCGCTGCCGTGCCCGATCCATGCCGACTTCAAGAACAACATGGTTGGGGCGCAGGTCGAAAAGGTCGTGGCCTGCTCAATCAACGCGTTCTCCGAAGTGTGGTTCTTCTACCCCGACGCTCGCGATGGAATCGAGAACACCCGTTATATTGCCGTGTCGCTGGCTCACGAGGGTCTGCCGTGGTTCCGCGGTGAACTGCCCAGAACCTCTGCGATCGATTCTGGCCCGACTTCCTACCCGCTGTTCACGGACGCCCAGGGCCGCGGCTACTGGCACGAGAACGGGCACACGGCTGCCGGCAATCCGTTCGAGGCGTACATCACCACCTCCGACATGTACCTCGACGAAGCCGAGAACCGAGTGCTGGCGCGGGGGATCTGGCCGGACTTCGAAGGACAAGAGGGCGAAGTAGCGCTGGCGATCGACTTCAGGGACTACCCGCAATCTACGGCACGAACCAAGGGGCCCTACACCCTGTCGGTCGGACGCGAGAGGAAGGACTTCCTCGCGGAGGGGCGGATTGCCTCGGTGACGTTCTGGAGCCTTGCTGCGCCATCATTCTGGCGGCTCGGTAAGCCTTCCTTCGACATCGCCACGACCGGCCGGCGATGACATTGCTGGAGCGCTACAAAGCCTTCCGCCCCGCCTTTACCGAAGCCCTGGATCCTCGGCTCTACACGATCGAGCATCTGGACGAGTTAGTCCTACAGCGGATTGCGGTTCCCTTCTTCTCCGACAACGGAGCAATCGTAGCCGGGCTGAAGACCTACCCGACCGGGGTTGTCGCGCTCGACATCATCATAGCGGCCGGTCCGAAAGATGAACTGGTCAACGACCTCTACCCGATCGCGGAAGCGTGGGGCCGGAAGCAGGGCTGCACCATCGGATTGATTGAATCCCGCCCTGGTTGGGCAAAAGCAATGAAGCGGCATGGTTACGAGATCTTCCAAGTCTCTATAATTAAGGAACTATAGGCGATGGGATTCAGCTCAAAAAAGACAAAGACAACGTCCAACCAGACCGCGACCACGATCCCGAACGTGCCTTCCTATGCGCAGAGCGCGGCGAAGGACTTCTATAGTCAGGTCGGAAAGCTGGGCAGCAATCTGCTCAACAACATCGACCAGTACAAGACGCCCACGAACTCGCTGCAGCAGCAGGCGGCCACCAACGCACAGAACCTTGGTGGCTATCAGGCCGGGCTGAACGCATCCACAGCCCAGGCCAATTCGGTCGGTGGTGCAGCGGCTCCGCAGGCTTCGCTGCCAAACGCGCCCGCACTCTCAATGGCTCAGGCGGCGCAGCTTGGAAATGCCCAGACCGTGAACCTCGGCGGCTACAATGCTGCACAGGCCGGCCCGGTGACGTTCGATAACCCTGTAGCGCAGGCAAATGCGGCTTCGGTGCTGGACAACTTCGACGCGTACAAAAGTCCGGCGACCGAAGGCTTGGTCAACGCTACGCTGGCCAACTACGACGATCAGGCTGCGCGTGCCGGTGCCCAGATGAAGGCGCAGGGTGCCAAGTCAGGGGCCTTCGGTGGATCACGATGGGGCGTTGCTGAAGCACAGTTCGCTTCCGACACTGGCCGCAACCGGGCGCTGACCGAAGCGCAGTTGCAGGACCAGGCCTTCAAAAACGCCGCGGGCCTGTCGCAGTACGATGCGTCGAACCGCCAGCAGACCGGCCTGTTCAATGCCGGGGCGCAGAACGATCGCACCGCCCTGGGGGCGCAACTGACCACGCAGAACAACCAGTTCAACACCGGGCAGACCAACAACGCGAGCCAGTTTACCGCCGACGCGAAGAACACGGGATCGATGTTCAACGCCAACGCGCAGAACGACTTCACCAAGACGCAGGCCGGATTCAACCAGCAGGCGAACATGACCAACGCGGGGGCGCAGAACAGCCTCAACAGCCAGGTCTACGGCACACAGGCGCAGAATTCGCAGTTCAACGCCGGGATGCAGGGAGACCAGTACCAGCGCGCTCTGCAGGCGGCCGGCCTCTCAAGCAGCAACGCCATTGCCGGGGGGCAGTTGGCGCAGGGTGATGCAGCCACTCAGGCAAGCATCGGCAACTCGCTGTGGAACCAGCAGCAGAGGAACAACATGATGCCGTTCGCCGCGATGGGCGCGCAGGCGGGGCTGATGAACCCGGCGCTGCTCGGCCAGCTTTCGGGGCAGACGGTCACCGCGAGCGGAACGAGCACCACGAAGAGCGCCCCGTCGCTGTTCGACATAGCGTTCAAGGCAGCGACTGCACTGGCCTGATCCCAGCATTTCCCAAGGAGAAGAGACATGAGCCTGTTCGGGGGACTGAAACGGGCGCGAGCGAGCGCGCCCTTCACCATCCCATTGCTATCGGGCGTGCCGCAACCGGCCGGCCGTCCCATGCAGAGTTCTTTGAGATCGCGACCGGATGGGACCTCCGGAAGCCGCCAATCGTGGGACGAACTGGACGCCGAGGGCCAGGCGGCCTTTCAGCGCTGGGTTGCGGGCGAACAGCGCCCGGGCGCGGACGCGGAAAAACAGGCATGACGCAGGGCGAACGCCTGACCCGCATCGAAACCATCCTCGAACGAATCGAGGCGAAGATCGACCGGATCGATATCGACCAGCGCAAGGACATCGCAGACCTCGCCAGGCTCAAAAGCAGCGGCGGGGGCCTGCTGGCTGGGGTAGCCCTGGCAGCCGGCGGAGCGGGCGCGGTCCTGCGGAACTGGGTGAGCTGAGCTCCCCACCCCTCTCCCCAACGAAGGACAACACGATGAGCGAAATTCATCAATGGTGGAGGCTGTGGAGCGTGCGCCTAGCCGCCGTGGCGGGAGCTGTGAGCGCCGCGCTGACCGCCGAACCCACCATCCTGCTGGGCCTGATCAACATGCTGCCGCAAGGGCCGCTGCGCTGGGTGGTGGCGGCAAGCGTCGGGATCCTGGTGTTCGCGGTGCCGACCATCGCGCGCATCAAGGCCCAGCCGAAGCTGTGGGCC